TAAAATAGACTAGGAGAACCTATGTCTAACCCATCAAATCTTTATGCAGAAAAAATTTTTTCAGAGCATCCAGTAGCACTATGGGCACTAGACGATAAATCAGATTATTTGATGTTATTGAATAACACAGATAAAGACATTAGCCTTTGGGATATAACTGATGGAACAATTTCAGAAGAATCAAGTTTAAGCACTCAGCCATTTATAAATGAATCCCTGTATAAGGTAGTTGGAGTACCATCAACTACAGTAAGCAAAGTTGCCACACTAACTAGCAATAATATAATAAACTTTTTAGATTTTGATACAGATTTAGACACATTTGCTTTATCTTGTTATTTTTATTCAAACAGTTTGCATTTAAGTTCTGTGGCAATAGGATTTAAATATACAGATGTAAATACTAGCGAGTCAGTTGAAGTTTTAAAGAATGTACCAATATCAGTAAGTGGAAAATGGTTTTTGTTATCAGAAACATTTAAGCACATTGATCAAAACACAACAATGCAAATAGTTATTAAAATAGGGTATTCTCCTAGTTTATCTGGAAGTGAAGAATATGAGTTTTTGCTTAATGGACTATCTTTAGGTCAATGGTCTGAGGAATTTAATAACTACTCTATGGGTTCTGAAAAAATTTCTATTCCTGCTGGAATATCAATAGAGTCATCAGAGGGAATTATTGCAAAATCATATGGATCTGATATAAATTATGGATACTATTTAATAAATAATAACAAAATATGTGCACAAAATTTTGGAGTACCACTTGTGTATGGTGCATCAAATGTTACTAAGTTATTTCCTAATATAAATGAAGATCAAACACCAAAACCGTCCATTATATTTCCAGGTTTTGGATTTTTAAATGAGTCTGGAAGATACAACACATACACTGTAGAAATGTGGTTAAGGTTTGGTGTTGACACATTAGAAAGCAAAAGAATATTTGGACCAGTTAACTCTAATGATGGCTTATACGCTGATGACTGTTTTTTAACAATGGTTATTGGAGATATTTTTAAATCTACATATGTAGGTGAATGGTCAAGACCAATGCTAATTCAGATAGTTTATTCTGAAAATAAAGTGTTTTTATTTTTAAATGGAGAAAAAGTTCTTGATATTGACATAGATAATTCAACAATTTTATTATTGCCTAAATTAGATGAATCTGATAAAGATCAAGACTGGCTAGGTTTTTATTGTTATACTGACGTATATCCATTTGAACTAGATTGTTTTGCAATATATCCATACGTTGTTCCAGAAATAGTTGCAAAAAAGAGATGGGTATATGGACAGGCAGTTAAATCTTTTGAATCAATAGATTCTGCATACAGCGGCAAGTCAGCATTTATAGATTACTCATTTTCTAATTATGGAACAAACTATGAATATCCAAATATTGGAAAATGGCAACAGGGCAAATTAGATAATTTAAGTGTAACAAGTAGTTATTTGAGCAATCCAGATTATAGTTTGCCTAATATAAATGTTACAAACATTAATGATTGGTATGATGAAATGTATGCTATACAAGATGAAGACTATCCATTTGTAACTTTTGCATCTCAAGACTTTTCCTTTGTATTTGAAGATCTTAATATTTTAAACGATGACATTAAATCTTTTCATGGAATATTTAAAGCAAACTCTTTGTTAAACTCAACACTTGTTATGATTAAGAATAAAAATAACTCAGATTTTTTTAAAATATATACAACAGATACTGGAGATATATTTTATAAAATTAATGTGTCTGGAACGGAAACAACTTTACATCAATCTCAATATGTAGCAGATCAATACTTAGAGATTGGTGTTGACCTAGAAAAAATAACCTCAAAATTTGGAAAAAATATTGCTACTTTTTTTGGAAATAAAAATGCTTTAAAATTAATACTTTTAAATAATGACAACAATAATTCGTGTTTTAATGGAAAAATGTATAGATTTGGATTCTCAACAAAAAATAATCATAAATTATTTGCTATGCATTTTGAAAACAATGGAATACTTGAAGATAATGGTAATATTCATGATCATATGTTATATGATTTAGCAAGTTATACCTTAAGTCCAACAATTAAGTATAACAAATATTATTTAGACATAGGTATTTCTGGATACTGGGAAGACTATATTCCATTAAAATATTTTGCAAAATACACAGTAGACCCTTTTGGCAAAAAAAAGTATAGTCTAGATTATATTCAATATAATATTAATTTTCCCTCACCATCTATTTTCAAAGTAGTTGAAGATGCTGATGGATGGAAATATGGAGAATTAGCAAATGCTTTTGCACTCCCTATACAGCAAACATACGAAGTTTTAGATAACTCTCTTTTTACAGGATATAATAATTATGATGACTTAAGGTATAATAGGTCAGATTTAAGTTATGAGTATGACTCCATAAACTCATTAGTAAAATCATATGTATCTTTTCAGTTTATAAATACAGGAATAAATAAAAAATTTGAATCTTTTACAACAGTTGCACCAGCATTAAAAAGTGGAATATTAAATCTTGACAACTACTCGGATTGGCAAAACACAATATTTTTAGTAGAAAATGATACTATTATATATCCACCATCATCTGTAGGTTTTGAAGACTTGGCTATATCGGTACATCTAAGTTTTAATGTAAAGTCAACTGTTAATAGAAAGATAAAAATTAAAAATCTAGAATTATCATCTAGATCTCTAAATCAAAACTCCTCTACACCTATTAATACAAAGTCTGGTAGCAAACTATACCCATATATTAAAAATGGAATATATGATGATTATACTGGTAAAAATCCAATTAGCATTTATAAAAAATCTAACCCATACCTACATTTAACCAGGTATTCTGGAATAAAGTTAAAGGGAGATTTTAACTCTTATCAAAATAGAGGTATTAGTATGCCAATAAATGAAAACAAAGATGCTAAATTTTCTCTATCTACTATTCAGATTGCAATTAAAAGTGATACCAATAATTTTACTTACACTCCAACTCAAATATTTCAAGTAAATACAGTTAATTCATCTATTATTTTTTATATAGTTGCAAATGGTAACTCTGGACAAAGAGCAAAAATATACGCAATAGATTCAAAAACTGGTCAATTGCAAAACGGAATATCTTATTATTTGAATGGTGTTCTGGTAGCCAATCCTGTAATTGATAATAAAAACTGGTATTTTTTAAGCATATCTTTTGCAAACGCCTTAACATTTAATTCCTTTACTGGATCCATAAACCTAAATGGTCCGTTAATTTATAACCATATATCATATTATAAATTAACTGGCTTACAGCAAAAACAATCTTCCATTACTAGAATTTGGGATGAAGTAAAACAACAATATGTACTTGGGTCAGAAGATCCATTTGAATTTGACTGGGATTTTTGGAATCAAGGATATTTGTGGTTTGGGGTACTGATTAAAACATCTTCTTCAGACTTTGGAGATACTTCTTCAAATATTTACAGAACTTATATGGGAACTAACAAAATTATTGTTGGAAATGATGGAGAAAGACAGTTGTTGACGCAAAGTTATGACAATCCTATATATATTGGTTCTTCTTGGCAACAATATATCCTCAATCCAACATAATATGGTATACTGATGGTTATGAATAATCAAAATCCAAATAAAAAAAGCAAACCTCGCATGAAAGGCCAAGTTGGCGACTCTAAAATAACATTTCTTGATAAAAACTATGATTGGGGTGTTTATGTTTGGAAAAGAGCCAATGGTAAATGGTTTACTGACGGAAGTGGTAATATTTTAAATATACCAGCCATGAAACACGATATTGCTGCATTAGCCGAAATAAAAAAAGCAGCAGCCTATTATGGAGAACCAGACGGAGAAGCCGTATTTTTTCCAGGTATGGGAAGAGTTACAGACGAAGAATATTCTGAACAACTAGATAGAATGAAATCAGGCTTAATACCTAACCTCAATGATCTTGGTGCAGTTGCAGCAGCAAAAGCAACAATTGCTAAATATGGAGATGAAGAATAGTGAGTGAAGAATTTAATTATGTTATTGGTGCTAGGATAGACGATAACGAAAAAGAAATAAACTTGTTTGCCAATTCAGATCCTTTTAGCAAAAACTGGGAAGAGTTAAAGAACTATTCTGGTTTGGATAATAACTTTAAACGTCGTGCAGCAAGAATGTCTAAGGCTTTAGTTGACACTACTCAACAATCATATATAGATAGTTCTATTGCAGTGCCTCAAGGTGTTAACGGTGCTCGCTCTAATCAAATCAATCCTGGTAATGTTTTTAGAAATGGTTATGGACTATTTGACGTAATTACACCACCATGGAATGTCTATGAACTTGCTAACTACTATGACACATCTTTTGCTAACCACGCAGCAATCGATGCTAAGGTTGAAAACATTGTAGGTTTGGGATATGATTTTGACGTATCAAAAAGAACAATGCTTAAACTAGAAGGATCTTCTGATGATACGGCAGTAAGTCGTGCAAGAAATAGAATTGAAAGAGCAAAGATAGAGTTACGCGATTGGCTAGAAAGTCTAAACGGAGATGACTCATTTACCACAACAATGGAAAAAATATACACAGATGTTCAAGCAATTGGTAATGGCTATATGGAAATCGGTAGAACCACTCGTGGTGAAATTGGATACGTTGGTCATATTCCAGCAACCACAATGCGTTGTCGCAGACTAAGGGACGGATACGTACAAGTTATTGCAAACAAGGTAGTTTATTTTAGAAACTTTGGTGCTACAAATGCAAACCCAGTAACTGAAGATCGTAGACCAAACGAAATTATTCACTTTAAACAATACTCACCATTAAACACATTTTATGGTGTTCCAGATATTATTTCTGCAATATCATCATTACACGGTGATCAATTAGCCTCACAATATAACATAGACTACTTTGGCAACAAGGCAGTTCCAAGATACGTAGTAACTATGAAAGGTGCCAAACTATCTGCAGATGCAGAAGACAAGATGTTTAGATTTTTGCAAACTGGATTAAAGGGTCAAAACCATAGAACTTTGTATATACCTCTTCCTGGAGATACAGAAAACAACAAGGTAGAGTTCAAAATGGAGCCTATTGAATCTGGGGTACAAGAGGGATCATTTAAAGAATACAGAAAACAAAATCGTGATGACATCTTGGTAGCACACCAAGTCCCACTTTCAAAACTAGGCGGTTCAGACTCAGGTGCAATAGCAGCAGCCCTGGCTCAAGATAGAACATTTAAAGAGCAGGTAGCCAGACCAGCACAGGCTCAACTAGAAAAACAAATCAACAAGATTATACGTGAAAAGCAGGACATCTTAGAGTTTAAGTTTAATGAGTTAACATTGACAGACGAAATAGCACAATCACAAATTCTTGAACGATATGTAAAAACACAGATTATGATGCCTAATGAAGCAAGAGTAGCACTAGGTCTTCCACAAAGAGACGGTGGAGACGAACCATTTGTAGCCAAACCAGACACTATGAACAATGATGCTAACCGTGCAAGAGATGGCGAAAGACTTAACAATCAATCCGATGGATCTGCAACCGTAAGTGGTAGAAACCCAAAGGGCGAGGGTAGATCTTCAAAATAGTTAAACTGTTTATAACATGTTTATAACGTGTGTATAAAAGGGCTCTATAATGTATAGTACGATGTCTATATTAAAAGCCCAATGGAATACAGAAGGCGAGAATGTTCGCCTTTCTATGCCTTTTAGTAAGGTTGATAAAGAACGCCGTATTGTTTCAGGCTTTGCCTCATTGGATAACGTAGATCGTCAAATGGACATTGTAACTACAGAAGCCAGCATGAAGGCATTTGAAAACTTTCGAGGTAACATAAGAGAAATGCATCAAC